GGTGGCTCCTACTGCCGCGCCTCAGGCCGCGCCTTCTTCGTCGCAGGATGGCGAATGGCGTCCGGTACAGCGTAATGACAACCGTCAGTACCACATCCACGGCGCAGACATTGGCAAGGTCAAGCAGTTGCTCAACGAGGAAATGTCCACGCTGATCAACCACACCTCCGAAAACTTCAAGAGTGCAGAGAAATGAGCATTGCCGATGGGGTCATGAGCATCTTCTCGAAGACGCTACCAGCGCTCGGGATTATCGAGTTCGATGCGAAGCTCGAAGGCGTAACTAGCAAGGCCGTGCAACTCACCCAGTTCCCTGTCGAGTTTGGCGCCAATGTGAACGATCATGCAATTCTGCTGCCGGACCGCTACCTACTGACTGGCGCCGTATCCAATACCCCGCTGGGTATTGGGCTGGATGATATCGGCATGATGGGCGCCGGAGCAGTCTCTACAGCGATTGGCGGCGTAGCAGGCTCGGCAATTTCTGCAGTGTCCGCATACCTCTTGTCCGGAAGCGAAGAGACGCGAGCCGCTACCGCTTGGCGCGCCCTCTCGGCCATGCTCAAGACCCGAGCACCGATTGAGCTGGTCACCGAATACGAGACCATGCAGGAGATGATTCTGATTCGGCTTGACCAGCGCACCAGGCCTGAAGATGAGGACGGACTGATATTTGTCGCTGAACTTCAGGAGATTCGCCGGGTTAGCTCCAGGGTTACGCGCGGCGTAACCTCGGCTGATCAGCTCCAGCAGAACGACCCTGTGGCAACTCAGGGCGCTCCGATGGCTTACATGGGGTCCACCTCGGTCGAGGTCATCCCATGAGTCGCTACAAGGTGCAAGTGCAGGCTGTTCCCGCGCAGACCTTCAGCGCGCCGCTGGGCGACAACACGCTGACCATAGAGCTTCAATGGATGGTCGGACTGGAGGTGTTCCGCGTGAGCATCATCACCGCCGCCGGGGCAACCCTGACGGCAGGCCGGTTTCTTCTGCCAAATGTCGATCTGCTGGCCGGACTTTATCCGCCGTCAAGCGTGGACTATGGCTCTCTGACCTTGGAGGGCGCTCAGCCGACGCCGGGAAATCTTGGCATCGATAACACCCTGGTATGGTCTGATGAGTGACGAAATCTACCTGCGCCGGTACCGACTGCGCTTTGGCAGACCCACCGGAACCCTGTCCTACGAGATGAACCCAAATCAGGCCAACCCAGCTGCCGACGGGCTGCGCATCACGTTTCAGGTCATCCACTTTGCTGGCAATGCTTTCAGCGTGGCAGAGATATCCATCTACAACGTGGCAGACTATGCAGCTCGGCAGATGTTGGGCGACGGGATCACCAAGAAATACCAGTTCATCTCTCTTGAGGCGGGGTATGCCGACAGCTTCGGCAGCGTGTTCCTCGGCCAGATCACCAACGTCCAGCGGATCCTGGAAGATGGCGGATCGACCCGGGGAATCAAGTTCTTCTGCCGATCGCAGGCCAAGGAACGTGACCAGCGTATCATCAACCTGACCCTGGCTCCCGAGACCGACCCGATTCAGATCATCGAAGAGTGCGCTGATAGGTTTGGCGGTGACATTCAGTTCTTCGGTGACTTTTCCGACCTAAAGCGGCGCTCGGGCGGCTCAGTCCTGCAGGGTAGTCCAGTGGCCTGCATGAACGAGTTGGCCGAGACCTATCAGTTCGACTGGATGGTTGAGAACGGCGCAACCAAGATCATCAAGAAAGGCTTTGCGATGCCCAATGAGGTATTCGTGATAAACGCCGCCAGCGGCATGATCGGCTCCCCAGTGGTTACCGATACAGAGGTTGGCATCCGGTGCGCCCTGAACCCCAAGCTGAAGCTCGGCAACACCATCAAGCTCGAATCCATGGCGCCGCAGTTCGAGTTCTCCGGGGCGTTCTTCTACAAGGTTGAGCGGACCATTGGCGAAGACCTTTACAGAATCTACTCACTGGCGTTCATCGGCGACTCCCATGGTGACCCATGGGAAGCCCAGATCAGCTGTTTGCGACTGGGCACGATGGAGCAGTCAGGAATCGCGGAGAGGGCTGGACGATGATTGACCCGATGGCATCCCGCACACGGGAACAGTTCGCCAAGATGCTGCGCGAGATCTTCGGCGAGTACCTCAAGGACAACGTCAGGACCAGCGTCCCAGGTCATGTCCTGAGCTTCGACCCGGTAACCCAGCTGGCAGAGGTGCAGATCGGTCTGATGCTTGAGGACCGGCTGGGCAATGCAGAGCCGCGCCGGCCCATTGTCCGGGTTCCGGTGCAGTTCTGGGGGGCGACCGGCGGCACGCTGGAGTGCCGGGTGGCTGAAGGCGTTGAGGGATCCATCATGTTCTCGCAGGAGTGCATTGATTCCTGGGTTGACCAGGGCGGCGTGGCCGCAAAGTCCGAGCCTCGCCGCTTCTCCATCAACGATGCCTACTTCATCCCAGGCGTGCGGTCGGTGCCCGGTGCGATCACCGACTTCGCCAATGACGGCATCCGCATGCGCAACAACAGCGGGTCGATGTATGCCTGGCTGAAGGATGACATGACCATATCGCTGAGTAACGGCGCCGGGTTCATCACCATCGGGGCCGACGGCACAGTGAACATCAACGGTGTGCTCATTACTCCGGCCGGTCTGGTAACTACGCCGAACGACGTAGTTGCCGGGGAGATCAGCCTCAAGCTTCACAGGACATCAGGCGTACAGTCCGGCAACCAGACAAGTGGAGTGCCTATTCCATGACCGTTCGAAAGCTCGACGCCAATGGCGATTTGGCAGCGGGCCAGGACAAGCTCCTGACTGGCTACTCAGCCGAAGAGGTGGCGCAGAACGTCCGCACCCGTCTCAAGTTCTTTCTGGGCGAGTGGTTCCTGAATACGGCGGACGGCACCGACTGGTTCGGCGGCGTTCTGGGCAAAGGATCACGTCTGGCGACCCGCGAGTCGATCATCCGCCGGCGCATCCTGCTCACCCCGGGGTGCGTGGGCATGACAGCCTTCAGCGTGACCTCGGACGCCGTGACCCGACAGCTCACTGTCACCGCGACCATCACCAGCGCCTCAGGCGAGAGCGCAGACATCAACTTCGTACAGGCAATCGTCTAAATGGCTGAGATCACCGACCAGGGCATCACAGGCGCGTCGCTCAACGACTACCTGGCCGACATCAATGCGCGCACGCTGGCGATCGACCCTGACTGGAACATCGACCCCGACTCTCCAGACGGTCAGCGCATCGGCATCGAGGCCGAGATGCTTGCCAACCTGGATGAGGGCATAGTGGCCGCCTATCGCGCCAAGGACCCCGACAGCGCTACGGGCGAGGCCCTGCGCAACATCGGCAAGATCTCCGGCGTGGCCATTCGTGATGCCACCTACTCGGTCGCGCCTATCACTATCACTGGCCAGGCCGGGACTGTTCTGCCGGCCAACTCGCAGATTCGCAGCAAGGTCGACAACACCGTTTGGCTGACCACAGCGGCAATCGTGATCGGTATATCGCAGAGCGCCACCGGCTTCGCTACCTGCGTTACGCCAGGTCGAGTGCTGGCGGCTGCGGGCGAGCTAACGGTGATCGGCACGCCATACCCTGGCTGGTCATCGGTGACCAATGCCGCGGCGACCCCAGGCGAAGACGCTGAATCCGACGTGGAATTCCGCGCCCGGAGGAACAATTCGGTGTCGCTGCCTGGCAGCAACATGAAGGACAACATGCTTGCAGCAGTGGCCAACGTGGCCGGCGTCACGGATGTGAAGATCCTTGAGAATAACAGCGATGAGCCAGCTGACCCGGACGGCATCCCTTACACCGCAATCGCGGTCATCGTGAATGGCGGGTCAGACCAAGACATTGGCCTGGCGATGTATTCGAAGTACAACCCAGGCACCCCGATGTACCCGCGCTACAGCACCAAGACCGATACCTGGGTTGATCCGCCTGGAACAACAGGCGTCAAGGTGCAGATCACCTCGCCTTCGACGGGGAACATCGAGACGATGACCTTCCAGCGGGCCGTGGCCCTGCCGATCTATGTGGCGGTCGGCGTGCAGCGCAAGGGCAATCTGCCGAGTGACATCGAGCAGCGGATCAAGGACGCCATCGTCGAGGATTCGACCAAGAAGCTGTTCTCCGATGACCAGGTGAAGGGCTTCAACCAGGGCGGCTATGACATTGGCGAAGTGGTGCCCG